ATATTTATATTTTTTATAGATTTATAATAAATAATATCGATAGATCAAATGAATACATTAAATTAATTAATTTAAAAAAAGATAAGGCTAATACAACAAATTATTTATTAACAAATGTATTACCTATAGTAGGAATTAGTATGGATACAGAAAATAAGAGTTTATTTGCTATCTTTATATTAATAATATTAGGTTTTATGTATATAAAAAATGATTTGTATAGTACAAATCCAATTTACGATTTGTTCAATATAAAAACCTATACAGGAATTGTACAAGAAATAGATATAGATAATCCATTACTTGTACAAAATGAGTATGAAGCAACTATTTTAGTAAGAAATGATTTATTAAATTTTAGTGATACAACGTTTATATGTATTAAACATGGAGATACAATATTTGTTAAAGATTAATTGATTTTAATTTGCTGGCTTTTGGTAACAGATACGGGAGTATCAGAAGTCGGCTCTCTTTTTATATGCCCACAAATAAACTTTAAGAAATTAATTGCTTTATCTTTTGAATCTAAAATTACATTATTTTTATTTTCGCTACTATTCCAAGTAATGTCAATTTTTAATGAATTTTTTAAAAAGTTTATATCTAAGTTTTCTTCTTCAGAGATTATTGATGTTAAAGTATCACAAGAAAAATCAGCAAATAAGTTATATATTTGTTTTTGCTTGATTATTGTATCTAGATGTTTACAAGAATCTTCATCTAATATCAAATCCTTTTTAATATCTTTAATTTTTTCTTTACAAATTTTATTGTTAAAATCTTCAAATCCAAAAATAGATTCAATTTTATCATCTACGAATATACATAAATCATCAATTATTATCATAGATGGATGAAAAGGCATTTTAAAAAGTTTTTTTTCGACTAATTTAAATTTATTATCTATATTAGTATCATCTGTTGGATCATAAATATAATAAGAATTTTTTGCTTTTATTAGAGGTTTACATTTGTTTATTATATAGATATTATGAGTTCGATTGTTACATGATATATGAGCTCTAGTACATGTATATCTCATTGTATCGAAGTCTTTATAGCCTTTTAAGAAATTATTACTGCTAGACTTTATTTCGTTTAATAAATATCTTATTTTATAATGATTAACGTCAATATCAGATGATATATTTCCAACTTTTATATTATCATTAGAAAAGTCAAAGTTTTTCATAATCATATAATCAAAAATTTTTTTTGGATTATTGATATCATATTTCGAAAAAATTGAGTCTTTTAAAAAAACTGATTCTTTAAGATAACTAAAAACAATTTTTAAATTTTGAATAACAGTATTTTTAGACATAGAAACATTCATACAGTGATATTTTAAAGTTATATTAGGATTTGTAGATTTTCTATCTTTTAAAGATTTGAAAACATATAAATTACCTATATCGAAAAGGTCATCATCAAAGTTAATTATTAAATCAAGCAACTTATCTATTCTTTTATTTATCATTTTAAATATCCTTTCTTTTTGTTAAAATAAAAAACTATTTTTTATATTTATGTTTTACATATTCAATAAAATCTTCAATTTCTCTTTTTGCTTCTTCGGGAAGCTCTTCATTAATCCCGTTATTATTATGCAAAGCTAAAGTTAAACTATTATCACTAATAATATCTTCGGCTGATTCTTTAATACTTGATTTGCCTAAAAGGTAGTCTATAGAAACATTATAATAATCAGATAGTTTATTTAAAGTTTCAATATCAGGAATTCTTTTTCCTTGCTCATAGAAACCATAGGCACTTGTAGATATTTTTAAGTATTCAGCTACATCTTTTTGTAATACACCTTTTTCATTTCTTAAACTTTTTAATCTATTATTTAACATAAAAACCACCTTTCATTATCAATATAATTATACAACTTAAAGTTGTATAGTTCACCTAAAACAACAAAATGTTCAAAAAAACTTGACAAACAACTATTTGTTGTATTAGTATAGAAGTATAAACAACGATTAGTTGTTTGGAGGTGAACTTATGAAAAATAAAATATTATCTTTAAGAGTTAAAAAAGGTCTTACTCAGAAAGAAATAGCTTGTATTTTAGGTATTACAACTAGTTATTTAGGCATGATAGAAAAGGGAGTAAGAAAACCTTCTTTAGACCTAGCATATAAAATTTCCAATTTATTTGAAACAACAATAGAGGATATTTTTTTTGCAAACTAAAACAACAAATTGTTGTATAGATATATTATCTCAAGAAAGGAGAATAAAATACATGGCAAAGCAACCAACTAAAGCAGCTAATAATGTGTATTGTATTGCAAGAAAAAAGGCTGCTGAATTTAATTCAAAATTTTCAAGTAGGGAGGGAGCTTCAGAGTTTTTAGGAATTTCAAAGGATTCATTAACTGATTATGAGTTAGACCTTTGTAAAGTAGTTCCAGTAGATAAAGTTGTTATTATGGCAGAAGCATATAACGCTCCTGAACTTTTAAATCATTATTGTTGTAATGAGTGCCCTATTGGTAAGAGAATTACTCCAATAATTGAATCTGAGAATATTGATAATTTATATAAGTTTGCAATTTCAGTAACTAATACATTAGATGATAGTGTTAATGTTCAGAAAACTTTATTAAAAATAGTCGAAGATGGAGTGATTGATGCATCAGAAAGAGATGAATTAGAAGTCATAGTAAAATTCTTTTCAAAATTAGAAAAGAGAGCAGCAGAAATGAGACTTATAGCAGAAAAATATTTAGGGGAGGAGTAAGTAGGATGGCAAAAAGAAAAAAAGATGATCCTAAAGATTGGGATAGAAGTTTATTTCCAAAGAAAATTATAAAAGATGGAAATGTATTTATAACAGATGGATATATAGGAACAACTAAAGTGAGAATATTAAAACAACCATCTAGGGAGGTAATAGAAAATTTTAATAGTTTCTTAGCTAAAAAGGCTATAGAGCTTGAAAGTGAAAAGGCTAAAGAGATAATGCAATGCAAGTAATTTGTACAAGCTATAGGAGGGAATTATGGTATTAAAAGCAATTCAAAGATTAAAAAACAAATATTCAAGTTGTGATTTTAAAACTATTTTATTTATTGTAGAAGAGGATATCAGATTTAATAGACTTAGTTTTGGAAAGAAAACATCACAACTTAAATTCTTAGAGATTTTAAGTGAAGCAGAAATGCTAGTAAGCAGGGTTTAAATATGGATAAAATTGAGATGAATAAAATTATTGAAAAAATAATAGAGCTTTCTTTAAATGGTATGTCATATAAAGAAGCTCTAAAGAAGTGTATTGATACCGACCAAAGCAATCAATGCACTCAAAAATATTCACAAGTTAATTTTAGCATCGAAGATTAATTTAGGCAAGAAAAGAGGTGTATAAAATGAAATACACAATTCATGGGTTAAGTCAGAGTAAATTAATAGAAGCAGGATTAGATAATGATGATGCTCTCATATTATCAGTAATTAAGGATATGTATTCAAGTAAGAATATGCAATTTCAAATTATTGATGGAGAACGTTTTATATGGATAGATCAAGGGTATTTGTTTTCACAGATTCCAATTATAGGTTCTCAGAGAAAGTTGCAAAGAAAGCTTAAAGCATTATGTGATGAGAATTATTTGGAAAGAAGATTACTTTTTGAAAAGGATAGTGTAAAAGGAAAGTTTTCATATATAAATATAACTAAAAAATTAGATTCACTAAGCGAATACTTACCTTACGACAAAATGTCGCAAGGGTTACGACAAAGTGGCATAAGGGTTACGACAGAATGTCGCAACAAAGATTCTTCTATAAGAGATACAAATAATATTATATATAGTCGAGTTATAGATTATCTTAATTCAAAGACTGGAAAATCATATAAATCTACAACTAGAAAGACACAATCTTTAATTAAAGCAAGGATAGATGAAGGATTTAATGAGGAAGAGTTCTTTAAGGTTATAGATAATAAAGTTTCTGAATGGAAAGGTACAGAGTATGAAAAGTATTTAAGGCCTGAAACTTTATTTGGTAATAAGTTTGAAGGATATTTAAATCAAGACTTTAGAGCAGGAACAAAAGAAATAAGCAAGAGTAATCTTAATATAAAGAAAGGTAATTTTGATTATTAAAGGTGAGAGTATGGAGAGTAATTACGCTATTGATAGTGAAAAAGCTATTTTAGGAACTATTATACAAGATAATGATTTTATGATAAAAGCTATGGGTTCTTTAGAAGATAATGATTTTTATAGCTCTAAAAACAAAATTGCATATAGAGCTATGAGGGAGTTGTTTAAGGATAACATAAGTTTTGATTTAACAATAGTCGCTGAGAAGTTATCCAAAGAAATAAAGGCACAAGCTATCACCTTATCTGACTTAACTGAAATATCATATCACACATCAAGAGGTACATTTGATAGTCATTTAAACTTAGTTAAAGAAAAGAGCAAGGAAAGAAAGTTAATTGTTGCTTGTAAAAGCATAATAACTGATGGTGGAAGTATTGAATCAAAAGTAGACATATTACAAAATACTTTGCTTGAACTTAATTCATTAGATAGAGAAGATAAGGTTTATACAATGAGTGAGGTAATGGAGAAGACTTTAAACAAGATTGAGAAAGCTTTTAATAATAAAAGTGGATTAACTGGAATAAGTACAGGAATTCAAAAAATAGATAATGCAACAAATGGATTAGAGAAAAAAGACTTTATTGTATTTGGAGCAAGGCCTTCAATGGGAAAGACAGCCTTATCACTATCAATAATGGAAAATATAAAAGGCAAGGTTCTTTATATCCAGTTAGATATGAGTACAGAAGGAATGGGACAAAGGTTATTAGCTTCAAATTCATGTATAGAAAATGGAAAGATTGCTAGAGGAAGGTTTAATGATTCTGAGATGAATAGCTTATTAAATGTTTTTGATAGATTAAGCAGGAAGAATAACATATTTGTTTATGAACCTGCATCAATAACAGTAAATCAAATAAGATTAATAGCTAAAGAAATTCAAATAAAGCATGGGTTAGATGTAATCATAGTAGATCATATAGGGAAAATAAGACCAACAACAAAGGGAAGTAAATATGAACAATCAAGCTATATATCAAATTCATTAAAGGCTATGGCTAAAGAGTTAAATGTGGCAATGGTAGAATTATGTCAACTTTCAAGAGCATCAGAGCAAAGAGCAGACCATAGACCAATACTATCAGACTTAAGAGATACTGGAAGCATTGAAGAAGATGCTGATGTAATAGGACTTCTTTATAGGGATGGTTATTATAGAGCAAGAGAAGATAAAGAAGATATAGTGGATGATGTTTTAGAAATAAACTTTGCCAAGTGTAGAAATGGTAGAACTGGAGTAGTTGAATTAAATTATAATTTACCAACTCAAAGATTATCAGAATTTTAGGAGTGATTAATATGAAACTAAGTAAAGAAGAATTTGTTTCTAAATACGTTAATGACTTAAAAAAGAAGCGTAAGGCAAAAGAATTAGAATATGATAAATACAAATTTAATGCTATTGCCATAGCAAGGGGAAGAAATAATAGAAAGTATTATGAATAGAGAGGATGATTTAAGTGAATAAAGTTGTTTTAGTTGGGAGATTAACTAAAGATCCTGAATTAAGATTTACTGCTAATAAAGGAACAGCAGTAACAAGGTTCACATTAGCAGTAAATAGAGATTACAAAAAAGAAGATGGAACACAAGAAGCTGATTTTATAAATTGTATAGCTTATTCTAAAAGAGCAGAAGTTATAGCTCAGTATTTAACTAAAGGCAAAAGATTTAGTATAGCAGGAAGTATTAGAACTGGAAGTTATGATGCACAAGATGGGACAAGAAGATATACAACTTATGTAGTAGTTGATGGATTTGATTTTATTGATTCAAGTGATAGTAAAGTAAATAATGATAATTTCAATGATGATATGATACCAGTTGATGATAGGGATATTCCATTCTAGGTAAAGTGGTTAAGAGTAATCAAATATTATTACTATTGTAATGTTATTTGATTACTCGATAAATCATATGGATAAAAAATATTTTGAGCATATAGCAAATATTAAAGAATTAGGAAAATATCATTATAAGATTTTACTTTTACTTATGGTAGGAGATTATTCTCAATCAGATATTAGTAAGTTGCTTGATATTAAAAAGCAAAATGTAAATAGAGCGTTTAAGGATTTAGAAAAGTTAGGATTAATAGAAGTAAAAGAGAAGATTGGTTCTAATAAATATTATAGATTAGTTGATATTAAAACATTGAAAATAAATATTATTGGACAGATAAAAATGATTTAGGAGGATATATATGATAAAAATATTAGAATTGTTTGGTGGAATTGGTTCTCCTAGAAAAGCTTTAGTTAATTTAGGTGTACCAGTAAAAGTAATAGATTATGTTGAAATAGATGAGAAAGCAGTAAGAAGTTACAATGAAATGTTTAAGAAGGATTTAGAATATAAAACTCAATCAGTAGTTGGGTATAATCTTAAACCTGATATCCTTATTCATGGTTCTCCATGCCAGGACTTTTCAATAGCTGGTAAACAACGAGGGGCAGATGAAGGTTCTCAAACAAGAAGTAGTTTAATGTGGGAAACTCTTAATATCATTAAGCAAATGGGAGTTTGGAAACCTAGAGTAGTCATATGGGAAAATGTAAAGAATGTTTTGTCAAAACACATGATACATAACTTCAATAGATATTTAACAGAAATGGAGGCCATAGGATATAAAAATAAATTTGATGTTTTAAATGCTATGGATTTTGGATTACCGCAAGATAGAAATAGAGTATTTACAATATCTATTTTAGGTGAGAATTCATTTAATTTTGAGAAGTTAGAAAAAAAGGAAACACCACATATAAAAGAATTTTTAGAAGAAATTGTAGATGAAAAGTATATAGTTAGACAACCAAGTATGCTTAATAGAATAGGTGTAAATGGAAATTTTAAAGGTAGATTAGAAATAATAGAAGACCATTGTAAAACAATAACTTGTAAACAGATGCGTTGTCCAAATTCAGGAATAGTTGACTTAGGAAATGGGGTATATAGATATTTAACAGAAAAAGAATGTTGGAGATTACAAGGGTATTCAGATGAAGATTTTGAAGCTGCATTAAATGCTCATCCAGGTAGAAAAGGTAAGTTAAATGGAGTTTTATATAAACAAGCTGGAAACTCTATACCAGTAACTATATTTGAGAGCATATTTAAACAGTTATTAGATATTTAATAAGAATAAAAAAGATTTTTACTAACTAGGATATAAGTTATTATGAAAGGATGTGAAAATTCCTTTACAAAAGCTATATATTGTACAACCTAGTTAGTCTAAATAAAAAGTTAAAGTGAGGTTATTCAAATGATAGGTAATATGATTAAATTTAAGGATGATGTAGAAGAATTATTAAAGAGTTATAAGGAAACAGTAAGAGAAATAAGAGCTTTGGAATTAGAAATTGCAACTGTAGAAAATGAGTATCAAGGATGCGGAGCATTACAATATTCAGAAAGAACTGGAACAACTTATAAAATAACATCACCAGTAGAAAATGAAGTTTTATCAAAAGAAAAGAGAATACAGTTTCTTAAATACTTAAAAAGAAATAAGGAGTTGAGGATAAAGAAAATAGAAAACCTAATATCATGTTTAGATGAAGTTGAGTATGAGATAATCACATCATATTACTTTAGGGGAATGAATATGGAGAGTATTGCTGAAAGATTAGGAATGAATCCTAAATATCTTATATGCAAAAAATCAAAAATAATTAAGAAAATAGAGTTAGATATGATGAATTTAAAAAGTCTAACTAATTTCTGACTAAACTCTAACTATTATGTGGTTGAATAGCTAACTTTATATGCGTTAATATAATAGTATCAAATGAATAACCACTTAAACTTTAGAAGAGCTAACTTTATAGTTGGCTCTTTTTACTTTACAAAAAAAGAGGTGAGATAAATGGAAAAGAGAAAGTTACCTATGTATATGTTGTGGGAAGGGAACAGACTTAAATGTGCATGTTCATTTTTCTCACCATTATGTAGTAAATATCAAAAAGGAAAGTGTCAAGAAGAAGTAGTTATTTATGATCCTTGTCAAGGAATTGATGAATGTATGAAACATAGTAGCTATAAAAGAGTAAATGGGGCATTAAGACAGAAATGAAATATATTTGAATTATGTAAAATTTTACTTTATAATTATGATGAGGTGATAATAATGGGGAAAAAATTAAGTAGCGATGAATATTTTGAGAGTATGGACGCATTAAAAAGTTATTATTTGGATAATAATTATAATAATGGAGCTTTTGATGCTAAAGTTGATGTTTTATCAAAACTTAAGAGAGAACATGTTTTGAGTAGCTATGTTCCTATTACAATATCATATGATAATATGATACAAAAAATGGATATACTATGGGAAGATGCTGGGATAAAAAACTTTAAAGCTCATGGATTATTCGGAAGTTATAACTGTCAGTATGTTAATATGAAATATGATAGAGAAGGTGAATTTTTAGAAATAAATTCTTCAGATTCTAATAAAATAATAATAGTCTATTTACCATAAGTAAATATTAAGTTTAAAACTAGTAAAGCTTTCATTTAATGAAAGCTTTTTTAGTTGGTTGGTTTAATTAATTTTGAGTGAGGTTGTGGTATGAATTATGTAGAGCCAATAAGAGATTCGAATAAGGTACATGAGATTGCTAATTACTTAAGAAAGTATAGTGAAAGAAATTATATTATGTTCATATTAGGAATTAATTCAGGATTAAGGATAAGTGATATTTTAAGTCTTAGAATTAGGGATGTTAAAGGAAAAGAGTACATTTCTATTAGAGAAAAGAAAACTGGAAAGCAAAAGATATTTCCAATGACACCAATATTAAAGAGAGAGATAAAAAAGTATTGTGATGAAAAAGATTTAGATCAATTTCTTATAAAGTCAAAAAAAGGTTATAACAGACCTATTGGAAGAAAACAAGCTTACACTATCTTAAGAGATGCAGGAGAAACTTTAGGACTCTATAACTTAGGAACTCACACTTTAAGAAAGACTTTTGGATATCATTTTTATATGCAATATAAGGACGTTGTTACACTCCAAAAGATATTTAATCATTCTGACCCTTCAATAACTTTACATTATATAGGGGTTGAACAGAGCCATATAAACAGAATGATTAAAGGTTTTAAAATCTATTAAATAGGACATAAAAGAATGAGGTGGCATTAAATTTTAAGACTACCTTTAAACTTAGATTTCATAAAGCTTTGAAGATAATTCATTTAAACCACACAATATGTATTATGGGGTATTATTTGCAAGTTATTGAGCTTAATATTGCAATAATATATAATTGTATTTGAGGTGATAAAATGAATAGAAGAATTAAAGACAATATGGACTTGTTAAAAGATATAATAAAATTTTCTATTGTACTATTAATTATTGTAGCTTCAATATCTTTAAAATTTTTTTGGAATAATGATGGAATAGATTATGAAACTTGGATACCTTTAGTAGTTACGTTTGCTGGATCACTAATAGGAGGTATTTTTACTATGTTAGGGGTTGTATTTACATTAAATAAATCAATTAATTTAGAGGAAGAAAGAAAAAAAGATGAGTTAAATAAACTTGCTTTAATTATTTATTCAGAAGTAAAGGCATATGCAGATTCGATAAAAGAATATAATTTAGACTGTATAAGATTAAAATTACTAAAGAGACTTATTGATAACAAGGAGTTTGAAGATATAGCAAATAAATATGATTATAGAGATAAATTATATTATATTAGTCCTAACATACGTGAGATGTTTTATGAAGTTATAAGGTTTGATTATGACGAAAATATATTACAATACTTTATTAAGTTATGTGATAGTGAGGAAAAATGTAAAAAATATTATAAAGATAATATTGAATGTAGTAATCAAAAATATTTAAGAAAGGCATCTTTAGTTTGGCTATCAGCAGGTTTTAATGAATATAGAATGGAGGTTTTTGAAGGGTTTAATAAAGCAAATGATAATATTAGTTATAATACAGAGGAAAGCAATAAATATGCTATTTCTTTAAATGAACAGTTAGATTCATTTGAAGATAATATATTTTCAAATGAATTGATATATGTATTAGATTACTTAAAAAAAATTATTGATAGTGAAAGGGAAGTGTAGTTTTTCTTGGAATATATTATAGTAAGTTAATTAGTGAGGTGTGATATTTTGGGTAATGAAATAGACTATATGAAACTTATAAATGATTTTGATTCTGGATTTAAAAGTGGAATAGAGAATTTAATAGAGCTTTCTGAAACATCAAAGAATCTCTTTAAAAATCTTGAAGAAGGTATAAAAAAGATAAATAGTTTTTTTGAATATTTAGGGAGCTTAGACTACCAAACTCTCTTTAATAATCTTGAAGACGGAATGAAAATTAAAATTGAGAACATAAATAAATACTTACTTGAAAGAAATTGGTATTTACCTAATATGTCTTTAGGTAATATGACATCTTTATTAAAATTAATAAATAATCATAATTTGACGAGTGAAGAAAAGTACTTAGAAACAGATTTAATTATGCAAAAAATAGTATATGATAATATGAGTAGTTTAAAGAGTTCATTAGATGATAGGTTTAAAGAGAGAAAGTCAATATTTAAAGAAATGTTTAAAGCATACGATGAGGAATGCTATATACTTTGCATACCAGTAATGTTAGCACAGATAGAGGGTATATGTAATGATATACTAGGTGTTAATTTTTTTAGTAAAGAGTACAAGACTCATAATCCTAAAACAAGAAAAGTTATAGAGAAAAAGATAATTGAAAAAAATATAGATAAATTAAATTCAGCACAATTAATACCATTATATTTTGTAAGTGAAATTTTTAAAAAAACTGATGATGAAAATATTCTTAATAGGCATAATATTTTACATGGTACATCTTGCAATTATGGAAGTAAGCTTAATGCAGATAAATGTATTGCTTTGATTGGATTCTTACTTAATGTTGATAATATTGTTAATAAAGAGATATATGCCGAATAGAGTATGTAATCATAGTGGGTGTGCTAGTCTTATTAAAATAAATGAAACTTATTGTAGTAAGCATTCATTTAAGAATAAAGATAGACATAAGAACTATAAAGTAAGAAGAAAAGATAAAGATGAACAAGCTTTTTATAATTCTAAAGAATGGCATATAGTTAGAACTAATGTTATTGCTAGAGATTTAGGATTATGTAAGGTTTGTTTAAGTAATAATAGAATAAGAGTTGCTGATGTTGTACATCATATAATAGAGTTAAAGGAAAGCAGGGAGCTTGGGTTAAGGACAAGCAACCTGCTTTCTTTATGTAATTCATGTCATCAAGAAATACATGCTAAATATAGAAAAGGTATGGTTACTAAACGAAACACTCAAGAAAAATTAATAAAGCTAATTCCTAAAGGCTAGGGGGTGAATAGAAAGTTTTATAGAAATGCAAAAAGGTCGCAGTATCTATGTCAGAAAAAATTTTTTCGTTTTTTGAACTAAAGGGGGGTAATGTTAGGTTTGGGAAGAAAGATGATTTCAGTTTCTCAAATTATTGCAAATGGGAATAAGAGCCATTTGACTAATGAAGAAATTGAAAAAAGACAAGAACAGGAAGAAAAATTAAAAAAATTACCTAGGGATAAAATAAGACCGCCGACATGGTTATCCAAAGATGGTAAAAGTATTTTTAAGAAAATAGTTAAAGAGTTAGAAGCTGTAGATATACTTGCTAATATTGATAATTATAATTTAGCTGTTTTAGCTAACGCTATAGAAAAATATATAGAATGTACCATGAAATTAAATTGTGATGAGCTTACAGTAACACATACTAATAAAAAAGGATTTGAAACAACTCAAAAGAATCCTTTAATCTCTATTCAGATTCAGTATGCTGATGTTATTAAAAAGTTAGGTGCAGAGTTTGGATTAAGTCCAGCAGCAAGATTAAAAATTATTCAAGAAGCATCTGATATTGATGATGATGAAAAAGCATTTAATAAGGATTTTGGAAATGTATAATACAGTTCTTGAAGAGCTTATTGATTATTCTAATAAAATACTAAATGGTGAAATTGTTGCTTGTAAAAGACATAAACAAGCTTGTCAGAGATTTCTAAATGATTTAGAAAGAATGGAGCATGAAGATTTCGAGTATTATTGGGATGAAGAGGAAGCTCAAAAAATTGTTAAGTGGTATAGTTACTGTAAACATTCAAAAGGAGTGTTAGAGGGACAACCAATAATATTAAATTCATGGTCAAAGTTTGTAATTTGTAATATAGAAGCTTGGAAGCATAAAGATACAAATTATAGAAGGTTTAGATTTGCTTTTATCCAGGTAGGGAGAAAAAATGCAAAATCTCAAATGGAAGCTGGAATGGCTGGTTATGAAATAGGAGCAAAAGGGTATAATGCAGCAGAAGTTTATACTTTAGGAGTTGAAAGAGATCAGGCTAAAATTGTTTTTGATGAATGGGAGCTAATGACTTCTAAACCATTAAAGAAGAAATTTAAGTTTACTCAAAAAGAAATACGACATAGAAATAGTAATAGTTTTATGAAGCATTTAAGTAAAAAAGCTGGTAAAACTGGTGATGGTAAGAATCCACAAATGGCTATTATAGACGAATATCATGCACATCCTAATTCAGATATGTATGATGTTATGAAATCAGGTATGATGGCAAGAACAGAGCCATTATTAGTAATAATAACTACGGCTGGAATGGACTACGAAGAAACGGCTTGTTATTATGAATATTTAGATTGTTGTTCAATATTAGATGGAACTTTTGAGAATGATAAATACTTTGTAATGATTTGTGAGCTAGAAAAAGAAGATGATCCTTTTGATGAAGAAGTTTGGTTAAAGGCTAATCCAATTTTATGTACTTATCCTGAAGGAATACAAAGCATGAGGGAAAATGCTAAATTAGCTAAGAATACAAGTAATGAAAAGAAGAGAATAGAGTTCTTTACTAAGAATTGTAATATATATGTTGCAGCAGGAGAAAAAAGGTATGTTGATGTTGAATACTGGAAAGCTTGTAAAAAGGAATTAACCTTAGAGGATTTCAGAGGACATGATTGTTATATTGGAATAGATTTATCAAAGTCAGGGGATTTAACTTCAATTGCTTTTGAGTTTCCTTATTTAGATGGGAATATTAGACGATATGCTTTATTTGGACAATCATTTATACCATCAGAAGTGGTTAAAGAAAAAATGATAACTGACAATGTACCATATGAATTATGGAGTAAAAAAGGTTGGTTAATAAAGACAGAAGCCAATGATGGTTTAATAGTAGATTTTTGGGCAGTTCTAAATACTATAGAAAGTATTGTAAAAGAATATGAACTAAATGTTATAGAAGTTAGTTATGACCCTCATGGAGCTGCAATGTTAGTTGGAGAACTAGAAAGAAAGGATTATACCTGTGTAGAATGTGGACAAAGTTGTGCAAAACTAAATGAAGCTACTGTAAATTTTAGAGATTTAATGAAAGTTAAGCAACTTGAACATGATGATAATAAACTTATGACTTGGTGTGTTCAAAATGCAGAGATTGATTCCAACTCTTTTGGAGAAATAAAAATAAGTAAAAAAAGCAGATTTAAAAGAATTGACCCATTAGCAAGTTGTATATTCGCCCATGTTAGAGCAATAACATATTGGAAAAGAGAAAACTTAAATGTGAGTGAATTTGCAGAAGAAGATTTCTTAAAGAAATTATGGGGGAGAAAATAGATGAAGTTTTTTAAAAAGTTATTTAATAAAAGAAGTAATTATGATGAAGAGATTGGTGTTGATATATCTGATTCTAACTTTTGGGAGAAGTTTGGTATTAAATTAAAATTTTTAATATCAGGTAAGAGAGTATTAAAAGAAAATACAGTTTATATATGTACTAAGGTAAGAGCTGAAAGCATAGGTAAATTATCTTTAAAGATTTACAAGGATAGAGAAGAGTATAAAGAACATGAACTTTATTATCTTTTAAGATATAAGCCTAATCCATTAATGAACTCAATTAATTTTTGGAAGTGCTTAGAAGCACAAAGAACTTTAAAAGGTAATGCGTATGCATATATAGAAAGAGATAGAAGAGGAAAGATAATAGGATTATATCCTATTGATTCAGATAATGTAACTAAAGTTATGGATGATAATAATTTTCTAAGTAGTTTAACTAAAGTTTGGTATATAGTAACTGATAATAAAGGGATTAAACATAAGTTACTTCCTGATGAAATACTGCATTTTATTGGAGATATTACTTTAGATGGATTAATAGGGATAGCTCCACTTGATTATTTGAAATGCACTATTGAGAATGGAAGGGCTACTCAGGAGTTTATAAATAAATTCTTTAAAAATGGATTAACTACAAAAGGAATAATTCAATATGTAGGAGAGCTAGACGAAAAGGCAAAGAAAACTTTTATAAAAGAATTTGAATCTATGAGTAATGGTCTAGCAAATGCTCATTCGGTTTCGTTACTTCCTTTGGGATATCAATTTCAACCTTTATCATTAAGCATGGCAGATGCACAATTTTTAGAAAATGCAAAATTAACTAAAAGAGAATTAGCAGCAGCTTTTGGAATGAAGTCATATCATCTTAATGATTTAGAGAGAGCAACATTTAATAATCTTACAGAACAACAGAAAGATTTTTATATAACAACACTTCAACCATCTCTTACTAATTATGAACAAGAGATGCAAGATAAATTATTAAGTCAATATGAAACTTTAAATAATGTGAAAATTGAGTTTAATGTCGATAGTATTTTAAGAAGTGATATAAAAACAAGATATGAAGCTTATAGAATTGGTATTCAAAGTGGATTTATAGCTTCCAATGAGGTGAGAAAAAAAGAAAATTTACCACCAAAAGATGGAGGAGATGAATTGCTTATAAATGGTAATATGATGCCTATAGCTATGGCTGGAAAACAATATTTGAAAGGTGGTGATAATAGTGGAGCATAAGGAAGTTAAGAGAGAAGTAAGAAATATAATTTCAAATTTTGAAGCAAGGTCAAATGATGAAACAGGAGTTAAAACAATATCAGGTTATGCATCAAAGTATAATGTTGAATCACAAGTATTAAGAGATTGGTGGGGAGATAAGTTTGTAGAAGTTGTTGCTGAGGGAGCTTTTGATAATAGTTTAAGAAACAATACTATAAAAGCCTTATATAATCATAATACTGATAATGTATTAGGTTCAACAAAAAGCGGTACTTTAAGGCTAGAAAGTGATTCTATAGGATTAAGGTTTGATATTGATTTACCTAATACAACAGTTGCTAATGATTTATATGAAAGTGTAAAGCGTGGTGATGTTGATGGTACTTCATTTGGATTCAAGGTACTTGATGATAAATGGAGTAAAGTTGAAAAAGATGGTGAAGAAATAATGAAAAGGACTTTATTAGAAGTTGAGTTATATGAAATATCACCAACACCATTTCCAGCTTATGAAGATACTGAAGTAGATTGTAGAAGCTTAGAAAAAATAAAAATAAATGCAAAGAAAAAAGAAGAAAAAAGAAGTAATTTATTAGAGCTTATATATTGTTAAAGCTCTTTTTTTATTATTTAAATTTAGGAGGATTTTATAAATGAAATTATTTGAAAGATTAAAAGAATTAAGAGCAAAGAAGAAAGACTTAGAGGAAAGAAGAAAAGGAATAGTAGAAGAGATTAGATCATTAGCTAAAGAAGAGAAGGAAGAGGAAATAAGAAGTAAAGCTATTGAAAGAGAAAAGATAGAGGCTAGAATGGAAATAATTGAGGAAGAAATAGAATCAGTTATGGAAGCTATTGAAGAGGAAAGAAGCAACAGTAACTTTTCAGGTGGAAGAGTTTTAGGTGGAGAAGATTCAAAAGAAGAAAAAAGAAGTTTACAATTAAGCGCAATGAGTAAAGTTGTAAGAGGAATATCTTTAAGTGAAGAAGAAAGAGATGTTATGTCAGCAACAAATAATGGAGCTGTAATACCTCAAGAATTTGTTAATGAATTTGAAAAATTAAAAGAGGGTTATCCATCTTTAAAATCATATTGTCATGTAATACCAGTTGCAAGAAATTCAGGAAAGTTACCTGTAAGAGCTGGGGGAAGTGTTAATAAACTTGCAAATTTAGAAGAAGATACAGAATTAGTTAAGGCTATGATGAAAACTAAACCTATGTCATATGATATAAATGATTATGGATTACTTGCACCGATAGATAACTCATTACTTGAAGATAGTGAAATAAACTTTTTAGAATTTGTAAATGAAGAGTTCGCGGAATATGCAGTTAATACTGAAAATAGCGAAGTAGTAGATCAAGCTAATAAATTATTAGCTACTGAAGAAGTAAAAAATTATATAGAAATGGTTGAAAAAATAAATTCATTAGTTCCTAATGCAAGAAGTAGAGCTGTTATTGTTACTAACTCTGTAGGTAGAGGTTATTTGGATGCATTAATGGATAAACAAGGTAGACCACTTTTAAAAGAATTATCAGATGGAGGAAGTTTAATATTTAAGGGAAGAGATGTGGTTGAATTAGACTCAACTACATTTAATACAGGAGAGGAAATCAAGTTTATAATTGCAGATTTAAAGACATTAATTAAATTTATGGATAGAAAACAATATTTAATAGATCAATCAAAAGAAGCTGGATATACTAAGAATCAAACTATAGCTAGAATTATAGAAAGATTTGATGTTGAATCACCATTAAAAAAATCAGAAGATGCAGCAGTAATAAGAAAATTTGGATTAATAGTAAAAGTAAATGAAGCTAAAGCGTAGAGTGATTAAAAATGAGCTTGGAAGAATTAAAAAAATATCTATGTATTGATTGTGATGAAGATGATGATCTTTTATTAAGTCTTTTAGAAGCAGCAGAAGAATATTTAACAAATGCTGGTGTGAAAAAAGATTATAGAAAGAAACTTTATTCATTAGCAGTAAAATTACTTGTAAAGAACTGGTATGATGATGAAGAAAGTATTAGTATTGGCAATAAAAATGATAAAGCTCAATTTGCATTAAATTCAATAATAACTCAATTAAAATATTGTGGTGATAATAATGTCTAGGCTAAGAGAAAGAATATATATAAAGAAAATAGAAGAAGTAATTATTAAAGGGAGAAGGCAACCACCAGGGGAGCCAACTCCTTTTTATGATTGTAGAGCAAAAGTATTAGATTTATATGGCAAAGAATTATATGAAGCTATGGCCATGAAATTAGAGAATACAGTAATATTTAAAGTTAGATATTGCAAAAAGTTAGAAGAACTTAGGGATAAAGAAAATTTTATAGTTGAATGGCAAGGGAGACAATATGAAATATATTATCCTGATTTCTTAGGATATAAAAAAGATTTTATAAAGCTAAAATGTAAAGAGGTGCTTTAATGATTAATATGGAGTTTGTTGGATTAGATGAACTTATAAAAACAGCAGAGAGCATTTCTACAAATGAAGGGTTAGAAAGAGTAAATAAAGATATACTTAAAGATTGCAGTGAATTAGCTTATGATACTGTAAAGCCTAAAATTCATAAAAGTAAAGATAATTCTAAGAGTGGAAGGAAAGGAAGCAGACCACCAGGGCATGCAAGTGATAATATTCCTAAACCTAAATTTAGAAAGAAGAATGGAAACTTATATGTAATTATAGGATGGGATAAAACGGATAATAGTCCTTATTATTATATGAAGATGGAAGAATGGGGAACAACTAAAAGACCTCCACATCATAGTTTTGGTACTGTTAATAAATTGTTGAAAACTAAATATGATACTATTGCTATGTATCATTATGAAGCTCTTGTGAAGAAATTAGAAAAGTAGGTGATATATTGGAGTTTGATATTATTGCTTTGGTAGCTGATAGTTTAAGCAGTTTAGATATTCAAGTATTTGAAGGTTGGTATGATGAAGAGATAAAAAAAACACATATTACATTCTTTGAATATTTAGAAGCTCCAGAGGATTTTTTAGATGATGAAGAAGTTTCAATTACTCATAATATACAAGTTGATATATGGACAACTAATAGTGAAGAAGGATTGAAGTTAAAAAATAAGGTCAAGAAATTATTAAAAGATAATGGATTTTTATTAGAGGATATTAATGATCAATTTGAAGAAGATGTGAAAATTTATCATAAAGCTATGAGATTTAATTATAGCGAAGAATTAGATTAAGAAAGGTGGCGTTGACATGGCACAACCAAAAGGATTAAAAGATTTATATGTAGCAGAAATAACAGAAGATAGTGCTGAAAATTATACTACAAGTAAACCAGTTAGGCTTATGAAAGCAGCTAGTGTAAAAACAAAATTAAAATATACTAATGAACCAGTATATTTTGATGATGTTCAAGATGATAGTGACAATGATTTTGAAGAGGGAACTATAGAAATAGAAGGGGATTATTTATCAAGAAAAATAAGAGAAATGATAAGAGGTCATAAAAATTTAGGTGGAATGACTGTTACAAATGCTGATGATAAAGCTAAAGATGTAGCGATAGGATATAGAACAAAATTGACAAACGGACTATATAAGTTTTATTGGTGGTATAGAGTTAATTTTGGTGAAGAAGAGGATGAAGAGGCAGAAACAATCGCCAAAAAAGGAAAAAGACAAAATGCAAAAATAAAAGGAACTATAATACCACGAAAAAAGGATCGTAATATTGGTGTGGATGCAGATGAAATGGATCTTGCTGATGCAGGAAGTGCAAAAGCGATTTTAGATGGATGGTTTGGACAAGTTCAAGAACCTAAAAGTTTAGGAGCAGAAAAGAAAGTGAGTGAGTAATTATGAAGATAGAGATAAATGGTACTACATATGATAGTGGAAAAATAGTAAGAAAAAAGTATAAAACATATACTGAAGCTAAAGCTAAGATAAATGAAAAAGAGGAAAAGAAAATTGATTATACTGATAATGATTTAGAATTAATGGAAGATACAATAGTAACTATATATGATAATCAATTTACAAAAGAAGATATAGATGACAATTTAGATGTTGCTGAAATCATATTTGAATTTATGAAGTGTGATATAGAGATAGTAGGAAAACTAGATAAGAATATAGATAAGGCACAAAAGGCTTTTACGAAGGGCAAGAAATAAGTGATTTAAATATTTCTTGCAATAGAAAAAGAATTTATGCAACTGATATAACTGGATATAAGTATAAAAAATATCTTGAATATAAAAATACGATTAATGGATTAGATTTAATATATAGAATTATAGATTTAATATTTGATGGAAATATTAAAAAAAATAATTTGGATAGATTAGATATAAAAGATTTGTATTACATTTTTAATTTTATAGAAATTTATATCAAGAATGAAGTTGTAGAAAGATTTAAATCTTTAGGATCAGTACAGGAAATTAAAATTGAAAAAAGTATCTTTGAAGAATATGACAAAGAAGAAGGATATGAAGAAGAAAGAGAAATAACAATATATGAAAATCTTCTTGACACATTATATAGTATTTTTAGATTTGCTAGAAAACAATGTAACATGAGTTTAAAAGAATGTTTAGATATTTCTATAGTTGATTTATTAGATTATATAAATTCAGAATTTGAATATTTAGAAGAGAATAAAGACAAGGATTATACAGATGTATAGTCCTTTTTATTTTGTTGAAGAAAGGAGGTTGATTAATGGGTGCTAATGTAAAAATAGGAGCAAATACATCTGACTTTCAAAAGCAAATGAAGGATATGGTAAGAGAGCTTAAATCTCTTGGCAGTACATTTAATTTAGCAAGTACTCAGGCTAAATTATTTGGTAATGCTAATGAACAATTAAAAGTAAAACAGGCTGAGCTTACTGAAAAAATGAAACTTCAAAATAGAATGATTAATTTACAAAAAGAAGCAATTAATAAGTTGACTAATGATGTTCAGAAGCAAAAAGAAAAAAGAGAAGAATTATCTAAAAAAATAGAAGAAGTAACTAAAAAATATAAAGAAAGTTCTGAAGCTACTGGAAAGAATAGCGAGGAAACAAAAAAGTTAGGAAAATCTTTAGCTGATTTAAAAGAAGAATATGCTAGGAATGAAAGAGCAATAGATTCATCTAATAGAAAAATAGATACTGCAAATATGAAAATGAATAAATCTAAGACAGAGCTATTAGAAAATAAAAAAGCTTTAGAAGAGGTTGATAAGAAATTAAAAGATATCAATTTAGATAAATTCTCTCAAAAAATGGACAAGGTAAGCAATGCTACAGGGAAGGCAGCTAGTGCTTTAAAACCAGCAGCAATAGCTGTTACTGGATTTGGTGTTGCTGCTGCAGTGACAGAAATGAAGTTTCAGGATGGTATAGCAAATATAAATACTCTTTTAGATGACCAAAGTCATTTAGAAGGATATAAAAATAAAATAATGGAAGTATCAAACCAAACAGGAATTGATTTGAAGATTGTAACAGATGGTATGTATCAGGCTATTTCATCAATTGGAGATGGAGGAGCAGAAACAGAGAAGATATTTGATACTATGGCTAAAAGTGCTAAGGCTGGTGGAGCAGAGGTTAAAGATGCAGTTGCTTTAATTAGTGCAGGAATGAAAGGATATAATCAAGTTAATGATGAAACAGCGAAGAAGATAAGTGATTTAGCTTTCCAAACAGCTAAGTTGGGAGTAACAACTTTTCCAGCTAGCAAGCAATTTAAATTTATCAATGACAGATTTATTTACTAATATGGCTACATTAACAGGGGTTACAGGAAACACTTCAGAAGTATGTACACAGTTAAAAGCAGTATTTAGTAACTTAATTAAACCAACAGCAGATATGCAAAAATTAATGGAGAAATATGGCTTCCAAAATGGTCAAGCAATGTTAAAAAGTGAGGGATTAATTGGTACTTTAAAAATATTACAAAAAGAAACTGGTGGACAATCAGATAAAATGGGAAAACTTTTTAGTAGTACTGAAGGACTAACAGCAATTACAGCATTAACAAGTTCACAGTTTGATACGTTGGCAGATAAGTCTAAGAAAATGAATGAGGCTATAGGAACAACTGATTCAGCTCTTGCAAAAATAAATAATACTACTGGAAATGATTTAAGAACATCTTTAAACTTAGCTAAAAATAGTCTAGTTGGATTTGGTGAAGTATTAGCACCATTTATTTCTTTAGCTGCTAAGGGAATAGGTGGTATAGCTAAAGCTTTTGGTGGATTAAGTGAAGGACAAAAAAAGGCAGTAGTGGGAATAGGAGCTTTTGTAGTTGGTTCTTATGGAGCTTTAGCAGTAACAACTAAAGTTACAGGAACAATAAGAAATGCCATTAAAGATTATAAAGCATTTAGAGATGTTATGGAAAAATTAAAAATTGCTACAAAGTTACAAACAGCAGCACAGAAAGCTTTAAATTTTGTTACTGAAATGTCTCCAGTAGGAAAAATTATATTAGTCGTTGGATTAGTAGTAGGAGCTTTAACTTATTTATATAATCATTGCGAGTGGTTTAGAAATGGAGTTAATAAAATATTTAGTGGACTTATAAAGTTTTTTACAGAAACAGTACCTAATAAATTAAAGCAGTTAATAAATTTCTTTAAAAATGATTGGAAGGAAATTTTGTTGCTTATAGTTAATCCTTTTGCTGGAGCTTTTGCATTAGCGTACAAGCATTGTGAAGGATTTAGGAATGGAGTGGACAAATTATTTTCAAATATTAAAGAGTTTTTTACTAAAAGTATTCCTGATTTCTTTAAGTGGTTAATATCTAAACTTACACAATTTAAAACAGACTTCATAAATAAAATAAAAGAGTTTGGCACTATAATAAAAACTAGAATAAAAAATTATATAGAAGAAGTAAAATTTATATTTAGTAATTTACCTAAACTTATGGGGATATTGATAGGAAAAATTGCAGGAGAAATTTATAAGGGATTTTTAAACATAAAAATATTTATCACTAAAACTATTCCAGATACAATAAATTCTATAAAGCAATGGTTTGCACAGCTTCCTGAATCAATAGGGAAACAATTACTTGATTCATATATGAAAGTAAAGACATGGGGAAATAATTTATATATTTCAGCAAAAAAGACAGGTAAGGATTTTATATATGGAGTGATAGATTATGTTAAGGAACTACCACATAAAATTTGGAATAAGATTACTGAAGCTTATGATGGAGTTACTACATGGGGAAATAATATGTACCAAGAAGCTAAGAAAGTGGGAAAGGAATTTGTTGATTCTATAGTAGATCATGTTAAAGAACTACCAACAAGATTTAAAAATTGGTTAAAAGAATCTTGGAATAAGGTAAGTGCATGGGGAGAAGATTTAAAGACTGCTGGTAAAGAGAGTGGTAAAAAGTTAGTTGATTCTATAGTAGATACAGTAAAAGCTATACCAGGACAAATGAAAGAGATAGGTAAAAATATAGTGCATGGGATTTGGGATGGTATAACAGGTGCTATTGGATGGATAAAAAGTAAGATAAAACAATTTTGTGATGGAATTGTAGAAGGATTTAAAAGTTCTTTAGATATACATTCTCCATCTAGGGTGTTAAGAGATCAGGTTGGTAAATTTATGGCTCAAGGTGTTGGAGTAGGTTTTGTCAATGAAATGGAAGATATAAATTTAGATATAAAGCAAAGTTTGGATAGAACTATAAATACTAATATAGTACCTTCTATATCAAATGTTGACTTAGAAAAAATAAATACAAAACTTAATAATACAAACAATAATAATATAGTAGTTGTAATTGAAAATGTAACTAATTTAGATGGTGAAGTAATCAGTACTAAAGTATATAAGAAAGTAGCTAAACAAATGAAAAGTGATGAAAATAGTTATAGAGTTACTAAAGGAAAGAAGGGAGGTCGAATATGTGCATAAATATTTTATTTGGTTCAATAATTGCACAGATTTAGAAATAGGAATTAAGGCAGTAAAAAGACCATTCTTCCCTTCACTAAAAAAGAGATATAGAGAACAACAAATTGATGGTAAGGATGGGACTGACTATAAAATTATAGGTTATGAAAATAGAATTTTGGTTGTAGAGTATAACTTTATTGATAGGAAAAATATTCATGAAAAAGTTAGAAGAATAAGAAGATGGCTAGATAATATTAAAGACAAAAAATTATGGGAAGGAGATGATCCTTCTTATTTTTATATAGTTAAGAAAGTTGAATATGATGATATAGAAAGAAAATTAAAAACAATAGGTAAATTCAAAGTTACTTTTACACTAGAACCTTTTGCATATAGTTTTTATGGAGCTGAAGAATTAGAAATAAATAATGGGGACATGATTTATAATGGTGGAGATTTTGAAAGTAAACCAATAATAACTATACAAGGAGAAGGAGATATAAAGTTATGGATAAATGAAAGTTTAATAGAATTAAATTTAACCATGGGAAAAACAACTATAAATTCTAAACTTGGATTATGTTATAAAAATACTTTAGATAATCCAACTAATAAGTACATGAAGGGAGATTTTCCTGTTTTAAAATTAGAGGAAAATACAATTAGATGGGAAGGAAATATAGAGAGTATAAATATAATTCCTAATTATATTTATTATTAAGCTTATGGGGAAAGTACAATTATATAAATTTAATAATAAGAATTTTGTTAATAATGGAGATATGATATTAGAACCTTCTAAATGTACTTTGAAAATGGAATTAGTAACTGGATTAAATGAAATAGCAATGGAGCATGAATATGATGAAGAGGAAAGATGGAAATATATTTCTAGAGATGATGTTATAAAAGTTAGTACACCATATAAAAAAATACCAGAACAACTTTATAGAATCTACGATATAGAAAAAAACTTAGATTATATGAGTGTAAAAGCAAGGCATATATTCTATGACTTAGTTGACATATATATTAAGGATTTAACTAGAGAGGAAAATATATTTGATGTTAGATGTGTAAATTGTAATGGACAACAAGCATTAGATAAAATTTTAAAAGGGACAGAGTTTAGAGGACATTCAGATATAGAAAAGATAGCAACAGCTTATTATTTTAGAAAGAAGATAGTACAAGCAATAGGTGGAGATGATAAAGAAAATTCTTTTTTAAGTAGATGGGGAGGAGAATTATTTTTAAATAATTTCGATATTTACTTAAATAAAAGAGTAGGAGAAGATAATTATGTTAGAATTGCATATAAAAAGAATTTAACAGGTTTAGTTGAAACAATAGATATGGATAGTTTAATAACTAGAGTAATACCAACTGGTTATGATGGTATCTGTATAAGCGGAACAACTCCATGGGTAGATTCTCCATTAATTAATAATTATAGTCATGTGTTTGAATCAGAGCAAAGATTTGAAGATATTAAGTTAAAAGGGACACCAAACAATAAAGGTGAAAATGCAGAGGGGTTTGATACACAAGAGCAGGTTAATGAAGCGTTAAAAAATAAAGGTAAGGAGCTTATAAGTAAAGGAATAGATAAGCCGTTAGTAAATTATAGTGTTCAATTTATTCCTTTATCAAGTACTGAAGAATATAAAGAGTATAAGTCACTAGAAGAGATTTTATTAGGAGATACAGTATATATAGAACATAAACCATTAGATATTAATATTAAAGCTAGATGTATATCACTTGAATATGATTGTTTAAATGAAGAAATGTTGAATTGTGAAATAGGAAATTATTTAGACACATATGCATCAGCACAAGCAGATAAGAGTGTAACATTTGATACTATTGCAGGAAGCTTTGATGGTGATGGGAATTTAGGTGGCGAAAATATAATTGGAGCAATAAATGCTATGAAAGCTCCATTATTAGCACAAAGAGATAGAGCAAAAAAATTAGATATAGTTGCTTGGGTTCAAGAAGTTTTGGATCCAAATGATCCTGATTTTGGATGTGTTCAAGGTGGGACAAAAGGGATTCTTTTATCTGATAAAAGATTAAGCGATAATTCAGGATGGGATTTTAAAACAGCTATAACTCCAAAAGGAATAATAGCTGACGAATTAATAGGTATTTTAACAACAGTTTTAATACGGAATATGGATAAAAGCTTTGAGATAGATTTAAAGAAACCTGGTGGAGCTTTATTTAGAAACAATGGAAAAGATGCAATAAAGATAGAAAATAATATGATTAAGCTTTACAATTGGAAAAAGAACGGCGACTATATAGGTGCGTTAATGTCATTGGTTCAAGGAGATGATGAAAATAAGCCATTGATTGGGTTAGCAAATGATATTGATAGTGCAATGTCTCTTGGATATGCTGTTGAAGGTAAGACAAAAGTTCCTTCTTATATTGCGCTTGACAAATATAACATTTTAGATGATTCAGGTGGAAAGCCAGTAAGAATATATGAAGAAGTAGATTTTAAAGGGAACAAAGTTTATAACATAGATATTCGTTCAGATAATGGGAAGAATAATATAATGGTCGGGGATCATTTCATCAATATAACTACACCTGATAATGAAATTGTAGTTTCAGGTTCAGGAACAAGAATAGGAAAAGATAAATCTTTGTATTATGATGCTAGAACTGGAGAATTGAGATGTAATGACCTAGTATTAAATGGTGTTATTAAAAATACAAGTGGTACTACTGTGTTTGATCCAAACTCTCCTATAGGTGGAGGCGGTGTAGATACCCTAGGGAATGTTAGTAAAGGAATTCCTTCTCGAAAATATTTTCGGTATGTTAAAGGAATAGAAGGACTACAACAATATCCAGGTAATATTGGAGATGGTCAAATAACATATGGTTATGGAGTTACTAAAGCCAATGATCCAACTTATTTTAATAAATTAGGTAATCCACCTTGTTCAGAAGAAACTGCATCTAAAGTTTTATTTGAATTAATACCAGACAGATATGGTTCTTTAGTTAAAAATCAAATGCTTAAAGATGGTTTAGACCTTAGCAAAGTTCCTATAAATGTTTTTGATGCATTTGTAGATTTATGTTATAACTCAGGCTATTATAATTCTCGTATGTACAGAGCTTGGATAAGGGGAGCAAGTATTGATGAAATTTATAATGATTGGTTAACTTACGCAACCATGCCAGGAACAATTTTCGAAAAAGGATTAAAGCGTAGAAGAAAGGAAGAAGCTGAAATGTTTAAAAACGCTAACTACATTATGTCTCCTATTGGAATTTTAAACGCAAGTGGAGGGCAAATAGGTACAGTAAAAGGAGATGGATACTTCCCACCTATAGAAAGTAGTAATTTTAAAACAATAAATAATGAGTATGGCAATGGTTGGATTATTCCAGTAAGTAATGGACATGTAACAGCAACATTCCCTTATTATCCTTCAGGAGCTCCACATTCAGGAATAGATTTTGGTGTTCCTATAGGTACACCAGTTAGAGCTTCAAAGTCAGGTAAAGTTATAAAAAGAAGAGAATTAACTACAAGCTATGGCAAATATTTATTTATAGATCATGGCGGTGGATTAGTTACTATTTACGCTCATAATAGCGAGTTGCTAGTAAATGAAGGTGATACAGTAAAAGCAGGACAAGTTATAGCTAGAAGTGGTAACACAGGAAATTCATCAGGCCCACATTGTCATTGGGAACTTAGAGTTAATGGTACAGCACAAAATATAGCTCCTTCCTTAAAAGTTGGAGATTTAGTGTAAGAGAGTAGTTTTCTACTCTCTTTTTTATTACAAGAAAGGAGAAATAATTTATGCAATATTTAGAACCACATAGAAAAGTTTATATAAATCGAGATGATCCAATAGAAATTAAAGCTGTTGAACATGATATTAAATCAAGGTTTATAGATTTTAAGTTTCTAGGTGAAATTAATATTATAGATTTAACATATAGTACAGTTAGAATTTATGGTATAAATCCTAAATATTTTTCTGTCTTTGATGAATTAAATATAATTGATGGTAAAAAAGGAATTGCAAGATTAGAATTAACAGATGATTTTTTAATTCCAGGAACAGCAGATTATCAACTAACAATTAGTGATTCTACTGGTGGCCGTCTTACTCCACTTTGCTTAGTTAGATTAATTATTTCTAAAAGTTTAATAGATACTGAAGCTATACAAAGTTCTAATAACTTTTCTGCTTTAGATAAAGCTCTTGCAAAAGTAGAAAATTTTAATGATGTAGATGTAAGAAGTAAAGAAAATAAAGCTAACATTAAGAAAAATGTAAAAAGCATTGAGGATTTAAAAAATAATTTAAATATTACAACAGAAAGAATGCAAGACAATACTGAAACTATTATTTATAACTTAAAAAATAGAGAAGGCTCTTATGGAGATTGTATTCTTATAAAAGCTGATGATGGAACATTCTCTATGATAGATTGCTTCATGGAAGAAAATTTTCAAATAATGATTCAACAACTAGATAAAATTGGAGTAACTAAACTAAAATACTTCTTTGCTACTCATGATCATAGCGACCATATAGGAAATGCACCAGCCATTATAGAAAAATATAGACCTGATTTCATTGTTTTTAAAGATGGGATAGATTATTCTAGGTTACCAGCTACAGAGCAAGAATGGGACACTAAAGGATATCACGATAGAATGTTAGCAGCAGCTGATAAATTCAATGTGCAAAAGATAGTTGCTAATGACCAACAATTTAAAATAGGTAAAAATGACTATATAGAAGCTTTTGCAAGTAAATTCTATGATTATACAAATGAAAATAGTATGAGTGTTAATTATCTTCTAGTATCTCATGGAACTAAAAGCCTATTCCCTGGTGATAGTACGACAGCTACCGAGACTCATTTACAGAATAGAATAGGTAAAATAGACCTTTATAAACTTTCTCACCATGGAGCTGACGGTGGTAACTCAGACAAGCGATTTGAAGAATTACAAGCTAGATATTGCTTAATAGATAGATTAGATGTTTATAAGAAAGACATTATAAAAAACTTTGCTTTAAAATGTCTAAAATATGGCGGTAAAGTCTACAGTAATGATAACAACGATATGACAGTATTTAAGATAACTCGAGGAGCTGTATATCCGTGTTGCCACGAATATAAATTACCACTTCAATTCCTGGATTACTATAGTGGGAAATATAAAATGACTAATGCGGCTGGAGGCATTGCAACTAAAGGAATATATCCTTATAAATCAGACTTCTACTTCGTAAAAGATGATGGATTTATAGCAACAAATGAGTGGATAAAACATGATGGGATTGATTATCATGCAAGTTCTTCAGGTGCTTTAGATAGAAACTGTTTCATTGAAGGCACTTTTAATGAAAAGCCCTGTTATTATTGGATAGATGAAAATTGCAAAATGGTTATAGAGCCTAAACTTATTTATTATAACAACAATACTTATATAATTAAATCTAATACCCTTATGGCTAGTGCCGAATTTATTGAATATCAACAGAGCTGGTATTATGCACTTGAAACTGGGGCTTTAGTAAAAAATGATTGGGTTTTAAAAGATTCTAATTATTACTGGATGAAGCCCAATGGAGTGATGGCCAGTGAAGAAACAATTTTCATTGAAGGTAAATGGTATGACTTTAACGGAAGTGGAGTATGTACTAATCCAAGTGCAGGAAGAGATACAAAAGATAAGTAGAAAGGAGCGTGAATTATGAGTGAAATTGAACTAAAAGTTAATGTTGATTCTTATAATAACGAAGGCATTAAAACAATAAAAGGCAATAATAACGCAGAAATCTATAAACTATATATCTTAAAGAATAAAAGAAGATTAAGTTTAGTTGGTAAGACTGTTAAACTTGGCTACGTAATGGCTGGTACAACAAAGGGAGACATTATAGAGAATTTAAACATTACAAATGCAGAGCAAGGGGAAATCACTTTCCCAATAACTAATAGAATATCTAAACAAGATGGTGTCTATAGTTGTCAATTAGCTATCTATGGGGCAGATGAATTTTTAGAATATACCGCAACATTTGGATTAACTGTAGAAGCTAATATATTTACTAAGATAGCTGGAGAAATAGAAAATAGTAAAGACTTAACTTATATAGAAAGAATATTAGAAGAAGCTAAAACAGTTAGCGGAGATTTAAAAACTAATATTCCGGTAGCAACTAATTTAAACAGCTCTTTAGAAAGTAATATTAGTAATGCTAGAAATATTAATACAACTTTAGCAGATACAACAGAAAAATCTAAAGTAGCTGCAACGGATGCTATAGAAAAGAAAAGTCAATTAGAAAAATCTATAACAAAAGCTAAAGAATTTATAGATGGTTTAGATGGAAGCCAAAACATTCCTGGTATTAGAATGGAACTAACAGAGCTACAGAATGGACTTAAAAGCAATCAAGCTTTAGAGTATAGTGGAAGTTCTATAAGTGCTAATGATACATTAGAGGGTAGAACTGAAGGAATGAGAATTAAAGGTAAAACTTTATTAAATATACATTCTAAATCAAATTATAGTTTTGCAACTAGTATACCACAAGAAAATTATACTTTATCAGAAGGTCAAAATTTTTGTGAAGTTACAATAAAAAAATATCCTTCTAGTTCCTATTACTATATTAATGCAGGAACAATAAATTTTGATTTATTAAAGCCTAATCAAAAATATACATTATTAGCTAAAGCTACGGATGGACTTTATCCTTCGGTTATGACAGGAGGATATGAATTTCCTTTAACATCTGGTGGAACTTCTTTTAAAAATGGAGTTGCAACAATGACAACTAATAATTTAGTTAATGGAAGTAAAGGTCAAATTCTTTATATAAACTTAAATGGGGGAGCAACATATAAACAAGAATTAAGAGATGTAATGATATTTGAAGGTGATTTAAGTATTATTCCATGTAGTTATTTTGAAGGTATTAAAAGCTTTGGAGAAGCAGAGCAAGAAGGAGATAAATATAAAATTAGTATTTTAAGTAGTGGAAAGAATTTCTTTAAAAGCTACAAATCAAAATCAAAAGGTAATACTAGCATTTTTAATATAGAAAACGATAATGTTACAATTGGGACAAATCAATCACCTAGTTGGACAAATGCCTCAATTAATTATGGAAAATTGAAAATAGGTTCTAAATATACAGTATCATGTGAAGGTTTTTCAGGCGGCGTCGGTGATAAAGTTTTGTTTGCTGTAAAAAAATATAAAGGTAGAGATGAAGTAGGTGCATACGGAGATATTAACAAAAATTCTTTAAGTTTAACATTTACAGTTGTAGATGATGCTGATATAGTTTTAAGATTTTTTGTTAATAATACCACACCTATAAATACACCTACTTCTATAACTTACAATAATATTCAAATTGTTGAAGGGATTAAAACAAATTACGCACCTAGTATTATAGATAAAAAAGATATTTTAATATCAGCCCCATTAAGAAGCGTATATGATGTTCAAGATATTATGTATGAAGATAATGGACAAGTTAAGGTTAATAGAGTTATAGGAGAACATCTTGTTACTGGTGACGAAAATTTTATAACTGAATTAAGAAATGATTATCTATATGGTTATTTTACTTTAGAAGGAAGTAAAGCGGGTTCGAGGTTAGAAGCTATATGTAACCAGTTTAAATATATTGATGGTTTATGGAATAAAGATAACCTTAATGTTCAAGGGAAAGAAGGATTTGACTTGAGTGGGAGCAATTCACTATCATTTCAATTACCAATCAGCAAGTTGGAAACTGCTGATACAAGTGGTCTGAAAAAATATTTTAAAAATTTATATAATAGCAATAACCCTGTGATAGTTTATTATCAACTAGCTACACCAACTATAGAAATTGTAGAAAATTGTGTAGATATAGATTTAGATACTTACCAAGAAAAAACTTATTTTAATATATTAAACTCACTTCCAGGAACTTTAGACTTTAAAGTACCAAGCAATATAGGAAGCTCATTACAAAATTTAGCCAAAGAAGTTAATAATATATGGGATGTTATTAATAATTTATTAGTACCAAGCATAGTAAAAGCTAATGGAAATATTGCTATGATTAAATTAAATAATAATTTAAAATAAATGAAAGGATGATTAATTATGATGTATGAATTATGTAAAAGACAAATAGCAAATGGATGTAAAACAGAGAAGGAAAGAGAGGAAATGAAGCAATTTTTAGGCTGCTTCATGATGACTCATGAAATAACACCTGAACAATATATGGAGTTATCTAATATGTTAAAACCAGTTGCAGTAGTAATTCCATCAATGGAGCATGAAACTAATCCAGTAGTAGTTGCTCCGACAGAAACTAAAGTTATAGAACCACAAGCTTAATATAGTAGGGGAATAATTAAGGCTAGAGATAGTCTTTTTTTATTCCCTTAAATTACAGAAAGGAAAGCGATATGAATGTAGATTTAATAGCACTAGTAGGATTTATAAGCACTATAGTAGGTATAATCTTAGGAATCCTAGGATATAAAAAGAAAAGTGAAACTGACATTAGAGAGGATACTCAAAAAGAAACTATTTTAAGTACTAAGCTTGATTATATAAGTAAAAATGTAGATGACATTAAATTAGACTTAAAAAGTAAAGTTGAAAGAGATGCTAAAATAGCTGAACGAATTGTAAAAATAGAAGAAAGCTTAAAAGTAGCTCATCATAGAATAGAAGATTTAGAAAAGAAAGAAGGAATGTAAAATGGAAAACATAATAAAATTTGTACCAGAGCAACTACTTATACTTGTAGCTGCTCTTTATGTTATAGGAATGTTTTTAAAGAAAACACCTAAAGTTGTGGATTGGAGTATCCCATGGATATTGCTTATCCTAGGAGTAGGATTTAGTGTAGCCATAATGGGTATAAATCCAACCAGTATATTACAAGGTGTTATATGTGCTTTTGGAGCCATAGCTACTAATCAATTAGTAAAACAAACTAGCCAATATAACAAGCAAATTAAATAGAAATTAAGTAATAAATATTTATTCTAAATTTGTTGTGTAAGAAATATTAAATTATAATATAATGTATGTAGATTAAACAAGGGGGAATATTATGATTGAATTAGTATCTTATTTATCATCAGTAGCTACATTAATTTTATTTATTCTATATTTCATAGGTAGAATATGGGTTATTAATAAAAATAAAAAACTATTATTAGAAAATTTTGAACTTGAATATTTGGAGAATGATGATTTGGAACGTAAAAATCAATATAATTTAGGTGGATCAGAGTTAATAACTATAAGTTCAACACAAGGAATAAACTGGTTGAAAATTTACAGAGTAAAATTTGATAGTAAAAAGAATAAAATGGTTATTGTAGACAAAAATCCAGTGATTTATCATAAATTCTTAAACGTAAATGAAAAATTATATATTAAAGACACTATACCTTGTGGTATACCTATGTATAGAATTGAATATGAAAGACTTGATTATATTCAAGGGGAATTTGATATTAGTCTTGATGGAAAGTACGGTGGATTATTTATGGATGATTTTAAAAGTAAGCTAACAATTAAAAGTTATTTATATTACATATGCAAATAATATTAGATTAATTTAAAAGTGGAGAAATCCACTTTTTTTATTGCCTTTAATTATAAAAATTTAAAAATGAAAGGATTGATTAATATGAAAATAGGATTAAGAGCAGGACATAGTAAAAATTGTAGGGGAGCAAATGGCTTAAGAGATGAATGGGAAAGCATGAATACTTTATATAGTGAAGTGGAAAGAGTTTTAGAAGATAATGGGCATACAGTTGTTAATTGTAACTCAAGTGCTTCTACTGTTAATGGAGAGTTATCAGAAGGGGCTAATAAAGCAAATAGTGAAGGTGTAGATTTATTTATAAGTTTACATATGAATTGTTATAATGGTAGTGCTAATGGAACAGAAGCTTTAACTTGGGGAGAATCTTCTAGAGCTAATGTTTATGCTAATAGAATGTGTGAAAACTTTGCTAAACTTGGATTCTACAATAGGGGATTAAAGTATCAACCTAATTTCTATGAAATGAGACATGTTGATGCACCAAATATTATTTTCGAGACATGTTTCTGTGATTCTCAAAAAGATATAGATATTTGGTCACCAACTCCATGGGAGACTTTAGCAAGAGCAATAGCTAATGCTATAGATCCTGATATTTCTTTAGATAAAGAAGAGATTAAAAAGAAATATCAAGTTAGAGTATATACTTTTACAGAAAAAGAAGATGCAGAGAAAGCAAGTAAAGAAATTGATAATTTAGGTTATTACAATTCAATAGAAGAAATATAACGTAAAAAAGGCTAGGTGGGGTTAATTCCTACCTAGCCTTTTTTACGTTATATATGTTTAAAATGTTAAAAAAAGTATCATAATCATAATAGTATTTATAAAGGAGGAATGGATTTGGAATTGTTTTATAGTCTATTAACATTGGCAGAACTATTATTATATTTTTTTATCTTTTGTTTTGTTAGTTACATAGTTTTTAACTATGCTTTTAATTTAATAATGATTAGGATTATATATTTAAAGTGTTTTATTGTATAATTATAAATGATTTAATTTAAGAGGTGAAAATTATGGCAAAAGATAAGAAGCTTAAGACAAATGCAATGAGAATACTAGATTCAAAAAAAATAAATTATGAAATGCTTAGTTATGAGAGTGAAGATGGAAAAATAGATGGAATTTCAGTAGCTCATAAAATTGGAGTAGATGAGAAAAATGTATTTAAAACCTTAGTAGTTCAAGGGACAAGTAAAGAGTTATATGTTTTTGTTATACCAGTAGCAGAAGAGTTAGACTTAAAAAGTGCTGCTAAAATAGCTGGAGAAAAGAAAGTTGAAATGATAGCAGTTAAGGATATATTAAAATACACCGGCTACATTCGTGGTGGATGTTCCCCTATCGGTTTAAAACGTGATTATAGAACATTTATACATGAGAGTGCTAAAGGGTTAGATTTCATCATAGTAAGTGCAGGAAAGATAGGACATCAAATAAAATTAAATCCTAATGATTTAGTAGAAGTAGTATCTGGTAAATTTGAAAATCTAATAAAATAGTTTTGTCTAAATAAACATAGGTGGATGTTCCCCTATAGGAATGAAAAAGAACTATAAAACCTTTATACATGAGAGTGCAGAAGATTTAGATTTTATAATATTTAGTGCAGGAAAGATAGGACATCAAATAAAAATGAATCCAAAAGACTTAGTAAGTGTTGTAGAAGGGGAATTTGCATTTTTAATAAAATAGTAAAAACTAATTAGAATATAGTTTAAAAGAACTTTTAAGAAATTAAAAGTTTAGAATTTTAAAATAAAATTTAATTATTAAGTGAAAGAGAAGCCACAAAGTTTTATGTGGCTTCTTTTTACTTTTTAAAGCATAGTTTTAGCAAATTTCATTAAAGAAGGAGCAGCTGCTAAAAGACTTTTGTTTGATTTTGAATTCATTTTTTTCATTGCACAGGTTACACCTATAATGCCTGCTGCAGCTCCTATGCAGGATGCAATAAGAACTTTTTTATTTACTTGAATTTCTTTGTTTAATAGACAAGATCTTATTTTGCAATCCTCATCATTAGAGTTAGCACAATCCTTTAAATCTTCCATAGAATCAAAGAATGAATAATCCTCTAAGTCATCTTCCTTAGAGTTATTCATTGAATAGTTATCTCTATAATGAGATGGGGGAACAAAGCGTTTAGATTTTTTTCTTAAGGCTTTGTATTCTTTATCCATATTTATACCAATTGCTTTATACATAAAATCACCTCAAATTTATTATTTACAAAATTAATTTATATAATCACAAATTAAAATCTTTTTATAATTTCCTTAATGATAAAAACTTAAAGATTAAAATAATATATTAAGTAACTTTAATATGATTGGTGAATAAAATGTATTATATGGGATATATTCCAAATTTATTTAGAAGGCGTGAATTTGTATGAATAAAAATGATTTAAATAAAGTTGAAGAAGGATATTATGGGAATAAGGAAGATTATTATGATAAGCAAGGGCATTGTTACACTAGTTTTTTTATAAGTGATATTATTATAGATAACAATAAGAAAGGTAGCGTTACAATAAATAATAATTTTGATATTTCTAAAGAAAAAAAAGATTTTTTGAAAGAAGAACTTTTAAAATATTTTAAACTTGAAAAAAATGAAAGTTTAGATGATGAAGAGTTAGATAAACTTATAAGATTTTTTGTAGAAAATTTAGGAGCACAATTTTATATACAAGGGGTTATAGATTCTTATAAATATATTGTTGAAAAATCTGATGATTTGTTAAGTGTAGAAAGATGATAGAACATAGAAGTTGTCCAGTTTTAATAGGGACAACTTCTTTTTTTGTTATTTTTGATATTTTTTTGTAACTATTTTGTTGATAAATTCTACTAAAGAATATATTATAGAAGGTGAAGAATTATTTTAGGCAGGGCTTAATATGACTACTAGGGAGGATTGTGTATGAATAGGAATAAGATAGCAGCTTTGATTTTTGCTGTATCAACGGTATGTGTTGTTTCAGCACACAGTGAAAATGCTTATGCAACAGAACATAAAAATTCTAATCAATTAGAAGAGAATAATCAAACTAGATCGGTAAAAAAAGGACAAGTTATAAACGTAAGTACAAATTTAAGAATTAGAAAGAGTCCAAGTACAAGCAGTGATGTTATTGGATATTTAACTAATGGTGAAATTTTTAATATAGATGGAAAAGAAGGTTCATGGTATAAAATAAATGCTAATGGTAAAGTTGGCTATATTCATGGAGATTATGTTAAAGAAGTAAGTGGAAATTCTAATAGTAGCAGCAATAATAGTGGAAGTAATTCAAATTTAGATACTTCATTAGCTGGGAAAAAGGGTACTGTTGTAAACGTAAGTACTTCTTTAAGAGTTAGACAATCACCAAGCACAAGTAGCTCAGTTGTAGGTAGCCTAAGAGGTGGTCAGACATTTGAGATAAAGGGTAAAAGTGGAAGTTGGTATTATATAAATGCAAATGGACTTACAGGATATATTCATGGAGATTATGTACAAGTAGGTGAAAATAGTTCAAATAATGGTGGACAATCATCAGGAAATAATGGACAATCACCAGAAAATAACTCAGGAATGGATACTTCATTAGCAGGAAAAACTGGTAAGGTTGTAAATGTAAGTACTTCTTTAAGAATTAGACAATCACCAAGTACAAGTAGCTCAGTTGTTGGATCATTAAGTGCAGGACAAACTTTTAAGATAAATGGTAAGAATGGATCTTGGTATAATATTGATGCACAAGGAACAAAAGGACATGTTCATGGAGATTATGTACAAGTATTAAGTGGAAACGAAAGTTCTAATAGTGGAAGTAATAATAACCAAAGTGGAAGCCAAAATAGCAATTTAGATGAATCTTATAATGGAAAAGCTGGAAAGGTTGTAAATGTAACAACTAATTTAAGACTTAGAAGTCAACCTAGTACTAGTAGTTCTGTTTTAGCATATTTATTACCTAATGAAAGATTTACTTTACAAGGAAAGACTTCTTCAGGATGGTTTAAAGTAAATTATAATGGAAAAATTGGTTATTTACATGAAGATTATGTTAAAATAGTATCTTCAAATGAAGGTTCAAATGGAGGCGTAAATGAAAATTTAGGTTCAAGCCAAAATGGAAGCACAGGTGGCGGACAAGTTAACCAAAGTAAATATGAACAAGTTTTAAGTATTATGAAATCTCAAATTGGTTCTCCATATATTTATGGAGGAGCTGGAGAAACACTAACTTCAAGCTTATTAAGTAGCTTAAGAAGAACTTTCCCAGATCATGCTGCAAGAGGATTTTATGATATACCATCAAACTATTTAAATGGAAATTACAGAGCCTTTGATTGCTCTGGATTAATGCAATGGAGTTTTAGACAAGCTGGAATTAGTTTAGGAAGAACAACTTGGGATCAAATAAACAATGGATATGAAGTTTCTCCAAGTAATGCTAAGCCAGGAGACTTATTATTCTTTAGTAATTTAGGCCATGTAGGTATGTATATAGGAAATGGTCAATGGATAGAGGCTCCTAACAAAGGTAAATTTGTTTCTATTACATCTGTTCCATGGAGTAAAATAGGAAGAGCAAGAAGAGTTCTTTAAGATTAACATAATAAATTTATTATAAAGCAAGTTATATTTAGTAAACTATTACTAAATATGACTTGTTTTTTTTATTTATTCAATATACAAATTTTGTAAAATATTATATAATTAAAATGTAAAATAATGGGAGGTGGTTTGGTGAAAAAATTATTATTATTTATTAGTAGTTATGAAGGGGAAAAGAGTAATTCCTATTATATAGCAAATTATATAGAAAAAAAGTTATTAGGTAAGGTAGAATGTACTAAAATATTATTAAGTGATAATGAGTTAGATGGAATAAAAGATAAAGTTAGAAATTGTGATAATGTGATTTTTATTACTTCATTAAGAAAAGATGAGTTTAATAGAATATCAAAAATGTTTTTAGAGGCCATTAGAGAGGAAAATAAGAATAAGGAGCATAATAAAGAAATAAAGTTTTCAGCTATTTTAAATGGTGATGTTGAAGTTTTAAGTGGAGTAGAAAAAATAGAAAAATTATTAGAAAACTGCATGGAGATATGTAACAAGAAATATATTGTTTGGCAGAAGGGCATAGGAGTATTAGCTAAATTAAATCTATGGGAAAGTGGTTTAGAAAACAATGCTTTAGAATATGATCAATTAGAAATAGAATTAGAAATGTTTTGTCAAGATATAGTAAATGAAAAGAGATACCACCATAATAGCTTTGCTATACCTAAAAAGGGCAGTGGATTTTTTAAATTTATAAATAATAAAATAAAGCAATTTACTTAGGTTTATAACTAGAA